TTTGAAGCCATTGCTTCTAGTTCCTCTAATTCCATTACATGTACTCCTTTCCTAGTGTTATGTAAGAAACCATCTTTGGTTCTCTTGCTTGTGACTTTACGGCAGGGCGTTCAGTTAAATCCCAACACGTTTGTCTATAAGAACAAAACCTACAACCGTTATTTAGTACGGTATTACCTGTAGGTTTTCCTCTAAATGTTTCAGCTTCAGGTTCAAAACATCTCTTGAACTCGTTGCTATTTACTATATGGGTAGTCTGTTTTATTTTGTCAACCTCTTCGTCAACATTTATATTATCAGCAGGTACATATTTAAAATCGCCAGTGGCTTTATTGACTACCCACCAACCACCTGCACGTTTGCCTGATGCTTTAGCGTACCCTGCTAGTTGTGCTACATATCCAAATGAATCTCCATTGTTTAAGGAGTCGTAGCTATCAAACTTGTTACGGTATGACCAATCTGATGCCGACTTAACATCATCAACAGCACCGTCAATAACAAGATCATATGTTCCATTAATATTATCTTCTCCCAAGTCCAGAGATACCTGTTCAGAATCCTCATATTTTACACCTGCTTCCTTTAAAATACCTTTGAATACAGCTTCCACTATATCTCCTAGCATCATGTTCATTACAAATGTAGTGGGTTTAGGGAGTGCCTTCTCTGGCTGATGTTTATCAAACCAGAGTTGGCAAGTTGGTCTACCTATGTTAGACATACGTAATTTAAACTCATCCCTTTTATTACTGCCACCAAACTGACGTTTCATTGCGTCCATTACGTCCTGCCCTATCTGCTTAACGGTGTCCTCTGAGATAGAGGACTTTCCGTTTGCAGCATCAGACATATACTGATGGATAGCTAATTCAGCTTTATGTTTCACTGTGGTAACTCGTCTGTATCAATGTCAATGAAGTCTTCAACCATCTCTTTGTCAACAGTCTCATGCTTACCGATGTTCTCTGACCAAGAGTTGAGTATGTATGTATTATAATTCTCAACCCAAGACATTAGATTACCAAACATCTCCTGATCTTCTGAAGATATGTCAATAGTCTTAGTCATATCCAGTGTGGGTGTAGGTGTATAAAATATATTACCATTGTTCATTTTATTAGACTGCGTTCCTAATGTAATTACATGTTGTACAGGCAATCGTTTAGATTTAGCTAAGTCACTAAAACATTTACCAACAGATTTAAACGCATCTCTGTTGTCAATCTCCCATATAAAAGGAACATCTTTAGTAACACCCTTCACGGCATTACCCTGTTCGTCTGTAGGATTTGTAAGCGTAATATTACCAAATACAACACGCACACGCTTGACTGCCTTTATCAAATCCTTTGTTTTCTGTGGTAGTGAGTTGAAGTCGTCAATCCAACCAGAAGGTTTACCACAGTTAAATGTGCCGTCGTTATCCTTCAAGTCAATGTTTAGATTATCAGACATAACAGTTTTAACATACCTGTTCTTCTCTCCACCTGTACCCATAACGTACTTCTTGTACATAAACCGTTGCATGAAGGGTCTTATTGTAGCACCTGTTCCATAGTAGGACGCACCATTTGGTATGTCTAGTTTGTATGTACCACCCTCAACAACTTCTACATTTACTTCCTTACCTTTTACTTCCGTTTTACCCATCAATGGTGAGTGTTGTATCTTTACCCTTGCAAGGTTACTTTGTTTACTTGCAGTAGCAGGTCTTTCGTTAGCAATGCCCATAGCTTTAGCCATTGTATCGTAGTCATTCGTATTAATAGTTTGTAAATCATTCATCATATATATTTTCTCCTTGTATTAAAATCAGATTTATAGTTATATCATATAACATCTTTAGTGTCAAGCCAATTATTTCCTATTTTTGCCTCTAGCATTAAAGGTACGTTAAAGTCTATATCCCATTGATTATCAATAAGATTTTTGAGTACGTCATTTGTTTCACTTATAATGTCAATCACTTGACGTACCTCATCTGGATGTACATCTACCACTATGGAATCATGTACTGTGTTTACTATGCAACTATTTAATTCTTTCAATAGTTTATCTATGTGTAGTAGTGCAATAGGAACTATGTCTGCCGTAGCAAACGACTGCACGGGATAATTTTTTATTTGTGTGAAGTGAGACACTGTGCCATTGCGTCTTCTCATTACGTCAGGAAATGCAAACTCTCTACCTGACGGTGTACATATCTTACCCGTGTTGAGTGCCTCTTTAGCAAGCCTACCATGCCACTCTGCTATGCCACTGTACTTCTTGGTAAACTGTTCATAGTACTTGGCTTCAGCAGGTGTCCTACCATAGCCACTCGCACCGTACAAAGGAGCAAATGTATGAGCCTTGGCTTCCTGTCTTGACGTGGGCTGACCACCTTCCGTAATCACTTTAGCTGTGTAGGCATGAACATCAAATCCTGTAGACACTTCCTTCATGGCTACTTTATCCTGTCCTAAAAATGCAGCAACTCTAAACTCTAGCTGTGCAAAGTCAGCTTCCATAATTTGTCCACCCTTCCAACGTGACACAAACACCTTCTTCACAGGAAATGTACCACCTCTGGGCATGTTCTGCATGTTGGGGTCAGCACCACTAAATCGTCCTGTACTGGTACGATGCTGTAGTAGTCTTACATGTAACTTACCATCTGTCTTTGTGTATGTAGATATACCATCTATAAAACTAGACAGGTAGGTATCAACAGCAGACAGTCTACGAACATTACGTAGGAATGTTACAGCTTCTGGCATGTTACGTGCTTTAGCCATGCTTTCTAATAATTCTATGTTACCCTTGCTTGTACTAAATCCGTTAGCACTTACCCACTTAGAGTTGGGCGCATTAAACTTTAAACCTGCGACAGCGTTGGGTATGTCATTAAATATATAACCAATAGCACTACAATCAGGACACTTTGTAGGTTTAGCAAAGGGTTTACCGTCCTTCTTAGTCTTGCGTATATGTCCACTACCGTAGCACATGGAACACTGTTTTGCCTTCTTCTTATATAAGACAGAAGAATTGCGTCGTACCGTACTCTTGTAGTCTGTAGGATTCATATACTGGTCAAACAGATTCGCCCACATAGATTTGTCATGTGGCTTACGACTATAGATAACCCAAGACAACTGCTCTGGACTATTAAGATTAATAGGAAAGTCACCCATAAGTTCTCTACACTGTTTATCTAAACTCGTAACAAGTTGCTTTCTCTCATTCTCAAACTCAACACGTACTTCATCAAGCACAGTCTTGTCCACTGAGAACCCACGCTGATAGATACGTGCCAAACATACAGCCACTTCATCTGTAAGTTTAGCTGTGCTTGCAAGTTCTTTGTCGTCCGTTTCTAACTGTGCCATTAGTCTGTCTGCAAGTTGTTGTGTAGCATGAAGGTCAGCAGAAAGATACATAGCAAGTTCATCATAGGGTATGTCCTTAGTGCTGTAGCCCTTCTTAAAGTATTCTTTTAATGTGTCCTGTTTCTTTGTGTCTAACTGATAGCGTTCAGCACAGGCTTCAAGAGACAAAGGTTGTTTCTGTCCACGCTGTATGACATAGGCATTAAGCATAGTGTCAAACACAGCACCGTCATATGTAAAACCAGACTCCCACAGCCACATCAAGTCGTGTGGTGCGTTGTGCATAATCAGTAGTGTAGTTGCATTTAGCATCTTCTGTACAATGTCCTTGCCCGACACAGTAGGTTGCATTTCCGAATGGTCAAAGGTAACTATAGTTTCTTTCCCTGACTCACAAAGCATACCTACCAATGTCAAACTATTGTCAGGTTCAAATGGGTCAAGATGTAATTTACCATTCCTGTGTGTTACGGTGTTTTCTACATCAAGAGTTAGTTTCATTCATCAATTCCTTCCATGATACAGGAAATAAACTTTCCATGCGGTCACTTATCTGGTTAGCAACCATTTTTGTTTCTACTTGTGCATCCTCTGCACATCTTAATATACACATATCTGCAAATGCGTCAAGACTACCAGACCAAAACCATTCAGTCATGTGACATATAGGCAACACCATACGAGCCTGTTCTTCGCATATACCCATACTCAATAGTTTTTCGTAGGCAGTCATGGCATCGGCTATTACACTGCTTAATGTAAACGTAGCTAGACTTTGTTTTTCCTCATTCTGTATTACGTCACCACTACCTTGCTTCTTGTTCTTAGTCTGTGATCGCCAGATAGCTGTAGCAAAGTCACTAATGCTAGGTCTGTACCAGTTAGGCTTAGTGTTTACATAGCGTCTACTGATTTCATTCCAACGTAGGAACTTATGTTTCACTAACTGTCGTGCCACAAAAATAGGTGCTTGCACTTTGAATGAAGCAAAGCAGTGTCCGAACGGAGACATGTGTTTATGTTTAGCTAGGTACTTAATTAACTTAGCATCTGTATCTATAAATGTCTTTTTGTTTACATTGAAGCTGACACGTGCAGCATTTACTACGGTCAGGTCATTGCCCATAAAGTTTATTAATTCTACTTTCATGCTAAGTCTCCTATTATTCTAACAGCTTCAGACACAGGTATCTTAAACCACTCCGAACCACACTCTTCCGCTATCTCTTCTGCCTTTGTGTGTGCCTGTTGTTCTGCTTTACGTCTGTCTTCAAAGTAGGTGCAGTGTTCTAACTTGTAATCTCTAAGTGGGCTAGAGGTTTGATACGACTTGCATCTATCGTCAGCATCTACAGCCATACCAATCTTAACCCAACCTTCCCATGCAGGATTGGTAATTGCATAGACGTATCCATCTTTTGACTTTTTATACTTTTCAAAACTAGAGAAAGCTGCATCATTAAAAGACTTATAGTTTCCAGGTTTATATAAAGGATGTATGTGAGGAACATATTTACCGTTTACATACATTCTATTTGGATTGCTTGATGTGTTATACGTTTTACTACAAGACGTACATTGTTTTCTATTTACTTTTTTCCAAGCGGTTTGCCAATTTTTATCTGTAAGTTCAATATTACATGTATTGCATTGATGTGTCATACTTCATACCTCGCTGTTCTATAATCAAGATTACACATAACATGTCCGTGCCACCCTGTCAACTTATTTTTAACACAATTTAAGTATCGTGCTGTACTTTCTTCTTCCTGTCCTTCTGTAACAGTGTCCTTCGCAATCAATATCATCAGATCAGCTTCGGCAGCTTTACCTGTACGTGAACCTTCCATCATGCTCTGATTGACACTGGTAGTTTTACCCTCTGCTTCAGCACTCAACTGTGACATATAAAATATAGCACAGCCATGTTGTTTAGCAATCATACGTGCATACACAGCGTTAGCTTTCAGTGCTTCATCCTGTCGTGCAAAGCCACCTGTACGTGCAAACTTGTCACCCATGTCAAGCACCACGATGTCGGGTTTATATGTCTTACAGACGCTTTCCACCCATGCCATGTCTTTACCTGTAGCGTCACGTAGTTTAATGTTTTGCTTCACAGGTTCATATAATATGTGTGCTTTCCTTGGGTCAGCTTTAATTTCGTGCATAGTCATTCCACTTGCAGCCGTCAGGTATCTAGCACCTACCCTGTGAGCACCCTCTTCATTACATAACACAATACAACTAGCACCCTGTCGTGCAAAACCGTTTGGACCTGCAATGATACTAGCATGAAAAGATGTTTTACCTGTATTTGGTCTCGCACCAATCTCAATCAAATGACCTGCATTAACACCCTCAACCCTACGACAGAGTGTGGGTATATTAAATGTCCACTGGGATTCCAAATCATTCTTACTGAGCAGTGTTTCAATGTCAATGTCATCCCACTCAATGTTAAGATTCGGTGTGAAGTCATCGCCATAACTCTCAATAATATTACGCAGTGGCTCAAGATTATTCTGTACCCCATTTACATAATCAAATCCTATATTGGCAATGTCCTCACCTATAACCTGTTGAAATAGTTTAGACAACACATCCTGTGCTATGTCACTACCCATAGGCTGTTCCTTCTTAACCTGTGCAAACAGGCTACTGTAAGCACCCTTCTGTGCAGTGGTCATTGTGGGATTACCAGATACAAACAGAGCCTCTATCTCGTCTGGTGTAACACTACGTTCATACTGTTGCATAGCTTTATCTATAGCTTGCTTTATCTTACGAACATCCTTACTAAACAATCTGTCTGGGCATCTAGCTCCACGATGTTCATCGTAGAACTTCTTGTTCATCAAACTTCTAATCAGTCCTAATTCCATAATTTAATCTCCTATGTTGGTCTAAGTTTTCTAAGTCGGTCGGGTTTCTATACTTTAAATCGTCAATCAAATTTATCACTCTCACACTATTTACGTAACCACGTAATTCCTTCATAAACTGTAACGTCTTTGGTAAAGCATCGGGGTCTAACGCTACTATTGCTGTTGAGAACTGCGACAAGTACCTCTTGTGTGATTCGGAAAGTGAAGTACCCAACACAGCCACCCCGACATATACGTCACTTCCTACAACCGCAGCACTGACGCAATCCTCAACAACTACAGCGACTTTACCATAACCATGTACGTATGGCAAGTCACTATTTCCATATCTTCTCCATTTAGGCAATCTTTTTCCTAAAGAACGCCCAACTGCGTCATTTATGCAACTATCGTGTACAACTGGAAAGACAACTCTGTGTTCTTTAACATCGTAATACAATTCAACTTCATCTTTATCTAAACTAAACTTTTTACGAAAAGGTAACACTTCTTGTGAATTAATTACAACATATTCTGGTAACACAAAGTCCTTTTTCTGATGTTGTACGTGGGGTCTAAGTGACTTACGAATATCGTCACTTGTTAAATGAACACGTGCGTTACCAGATACAGAGCAATTAGCTTTGTAACAGTTCCACACTAAACTACCCATATTATTTGTAGTTGTAAATGTTTTGTAGCCTTTACATATAGGACAGTCCATACGTTTAGTTTCCCCATTACTTAAATGTAAATCACTTACAATGTCAAATATATTATTCATGTTATATCACTTTCTATGTTTTCACTTACAGTGGATTTTACATGATTAATTCTGGTTGTCAAGGCATTATTTGCACTTGTGTATGTATTTTTTAAATATGGTTTAACTGACTGTGGGTTTGCATGTCCTGTGACTGACATAATTTGTGGCAGTGGAACACCAGACTCAACCATTTCAGTTGTACCTGTTCTACGCAAGTCCATTAAGCGCAATTCATCAGGCAATTCTGCCAGTTTCATAACAACTCTACCTGCCTTAGACATTCTTTCTAGGCTGTAAGGGTGATATTTTCCCCCTACAGGGCGTGGTCGTGGTGCAACGTAGGGTTGGAAGCCAAAATCCTTTTGTTGCTGTGTGAGCATCGTTTTAAGCTCGTCAGAGATAGGAAGGAACACTTGCGCTCTACGTTTAGACTGCTCAAGAGACAGAATAGCTGTGTCTAAATTAACACTACTCCATTCTAACATTCTCATATCTCCAATCCTTTGACACCACTCATATGCCATCTGAATAATCAGTCCGACATTCCTGTATTCAAACTCTTCATAGGCAACATCAAGAAACTTCATTACCTGTCCTCTAGTCCACACAGTTTTTCTCTGCTTCACTGTCTTACGTTTTATGTTACCAAATGGATTCATAAGCACGTGTTCCATCTGGATACCAAATCGAAACAGTCTACTAGATATAGTACAGGCATAGTTGGCAAAATGTATTCCCCTCTTTACCCATTCCTCATAATGATATTTAGCCATGCGAGTCGTGATGTCAATAATACGCCTGTCACCTAAATCACACACTAAAATATTTAAAAAATAATCGTATTGACTTTTTGTTTTTTCTCGCAACATCTTGTAAT